TCGTCACCGTGGCGGTGGTGCTGCCTGTAGTAACAGTCAGATCTCCGGCAGTAACCGCACCGGAAACTGCACCAACTTCAAGAGTCCCACTAGGGCTACTAGTCCCCAGACCTACCCGCCCCGACGAGTCAATAACGAGGCTGTTGACAGGTGCGCTGCCGTTGAAGCTAACGGCTTGGGTGGAGCCTGCGGTACCTGCGCCGACGAAGTTCAGAGCGCCGGTTGAGGTGATGCGGAGGCGTTCGGTGCTATTTGTACCGAAGATTATCGGAGCGTTTTCGTAATTAAAAACATAACCGTCCGCCGACACAAGCTGGATTTGGAATCCATCACCTGCAGCCGTACCAGTCGTAGAGTTTTGCAGTGCAAGCGCGGCAACGCTGTTGTTGTATAGAACAAGCGATCTATTAGCCGTAGAGTTGCCAACACCAACATTCCCACTCGCATCAACAAACAACCGTCCCTGCCCATTAGTTGAGATGGCTACGTTGTTTGCCGAAGGCAGATAAACGCCGTTACTGGGGGCGGTGCTGCTGGTGGGGATGAAGCTGGCGGCGGTGCTGGTGCCGGTGGTCGTGGTGTTCTGGCTGCCAAAGTCCGGGCTGATCTTGGTGCCAGCGATTGCAGCAGAGGCATTGACGTCGGCGTTGACGATGGTTCCATCCAGGATCATCGTGCTTGTAACTTTGCCGCTGCCGATAGCCGTGACGCCACTGCTGCTAACGGTTACGTCGCCAGTCAGAGCGGTAGCAGTTGGGACGTTGGAGGGATTGCCCATCAACACCGAACCAGCCGTGATATTGGCGAGTTTGGTGTGAGCGATGGCGGCTGATGCGTTGATGTCGCCGTTGACGATGGTGCCGTCAAGGATCATCGTGCTGGTGATGGTGCCGGTGTCGCCGGTCGTCACGATCGTGCCAGTGGTATCCGGCAGGGTGATGGTGCGGTCGGCAGTTGGGTCGGTGACCGCAATCGTGGTTTCAAAGGCATCAACAGTGGAGCCTTCAAAGCTCAGGCTGCCGGTGCTGCCGATCTCCAGATTGCCGGTAACCGTGCCACCCGAAAGAGGCAGGGCAGCGTTGGCTAGGTCGTAGGCAGCTTTAACTGCCGTGCTCGATGCGATGGTGGTCGAGCTGGTGGTGCTGGTGCTATCGCTGAGTTTGGACTGCAGACCAGCCGGAGTTACGGCGCGGGCGGTGTCGCTGCCGGTTTGGGTTTCAGCGTTGGTGGCAAGTTCCAGCAGACCCTGAACGGTGGTGCTGCCAATCGGGGTGGCGTTTACCCAGGCACTGCCGTCCCAGATTTTGACACCGTTGGGGGTCAGGCTGGTGTCGAGCCAGACTTCGCCGGTGCTGTTGCCGCTGCTGCCACCAGAAGGCGGGGTGGCGTTGGGTGCAGTCGAGCCAATGTGGACGGGGCCGACTTTGATGATGGTTGCACCAGTGCTGTCCTTGAAGAACAGACCGGGACTGGTGGTATTGGTGTTAAGGGCAATTTGGCCGTCTGCAATCGCCGTTGTAGGACGCTTGTTAGCGGTGCTGCTACGCAGGTGCTTATGCGTGGAGGCCATTCCCTTAACTCCAAAAGGACGGGATTACCCCAACAGTTTAGTATTCTCCGTCGTCCAGCACTACGTCGTAGGTTTCAAAGACGTAGGTGAAGTCGCGCCAGGCGGTGTAGTAGTTGGCGCCTTGAATTTTTAGGAGGACGTCACCGGGTTGACCGCCGACTGGTACGTTCTCGGCGCTGTATATGAAACTTTCCGTTCTGTGTGACATCAGTAGGTGCCATCGTCAACCACGCCGATTGTCATTTCACCAGTGCTGTTGTCCACCAAGACCTCGCTGGACTCTTTGACCACACCGATTTGAGACGTGGTGGCAATTTGAGCGCGGCCCCACAGCAGCACCAAAGCATCACGCACATCTGCCACGCCCGTCATGTCCGGCGTGAAATAGGTGCCGTCGCACAGAATGTCGTAATCGTTGAAGGTGCCGCTAGCGCCGGAAACCACGGCAACCTTGGTCCAGTTGGAGCCCGTGCCTTGGCTGAGAACCCAGTCGCCTACTGCCAGCGAGACTGCTGGAGCTGGAGTTGTGCCAGTGCCGGCGGTGGTAACTGCGAGATAAACGCCGTTGTTTACAGTGTTCGGCGCTCCAAGGGCTTGGCCGACAGTGAGACCGGCCTCGGTGCCGTACTGGTTCAGGCTGACGACAGTGTTGGTGGTGGCGTTGTACGTTCCACCGAAACGCAGGTTCAGCTGGGTTGGAGAGCCGTAGCCGACAAGCAGCCAGTAACCGTTAGGCGTGGGGCTTACTGTGCCTATCCAGATATAGGCCGAGCGGTCGGAGGGATTGACCCACCACTGGCCGGCAAATTCAGGTACAGGCTGCGTTTCGGAAACTTGCGCGATGCCGTAGTCGGCCAGTTGCGTGGCGCTAACGCTGTTTTCGGCAAGGAAGGTACCGCTGAACGTGCCGGTTGTGATCTTGGAGGCGTCAAGGTTTGGGATGTCGGTTGCCAGCAGGCCGGTGCCAGAGCTGACGTGGCCTTGGGCGTCAACCGTGACTTTTGTATAAGTGCCCGCGCCGACGCTATTGCTGTGGTTGAGGACGCCGCCGGCAGCAACACTCAGACCCGTACCAGGAGCAATGGCGCCGGGGGTACCGATGGCTGCAACTGGAAGGTCGCCGCTTGCAAGGGCGCGGAAGGTTGGGGCTGCGGCTGAACCAGTGGTTGGACCAGCAAAAACCGTTGCGGCGGTTTGATTGTCGAGGCTGCTGGTGATGGTGGCAACGCCAGCCGCGCTTACCGAGGAGCTAAACGCAATCGGCGTGGAGTCCGTGAAGACAAAGCTCTGGACGCCGGCCTGCTGGACCCAGGTGCTGCCATCCCAGACGTAGGCAAGGCCGGTGTTGGTGTTGAACCACTGCTGGCCTTCAAATGCACCACTGCCGGTGGGGGCGTTGCCGGAAACAATCGTGCTGGAATCGGCGGCAAGTTTGGCGGCGGTGACTGAGGCTGCACCAAGCTCATCGGTGGTGACGGCGCCGGTTGCAATTTTGGCGGTGGTGATGGCGTCGTTGGAGATGCTGGTGGCGAACGAGCCAGTGCCCGAGCCGGTAACGTCACCGGTCAGCGTGATCGTTTGATCGCCTGTGTTGGTGCCAGAGCTGGTGCCGGAGTGCGTGCCGCTGAACGTGCCGGATTGGGTGGCGAGCGTGCCAAGGCCAAGGGTGGTGCGGGCGGTGGCAGCGTCAGCGTCGTCAATCAGGCTGCGACCAAAGCTGGTCAGGCTCGTGGTGGCGTAGGTGTCGCTGGCCGTGGTGTAAACGGTTTGGTCGGCGCTGGTGGTCAGCCCGGAAATGCTTTGCAGTCCAGCGTCATATGCCTGAACATCAGTTCCGATGGCGACGCCGAGGTTGGTGCGAGCAGTGCCAGCGTCCGAAGCGCCAGTGCCCCCATCGGCAACGGCAAGGTCGGTGATGCCGGTGATCGTGCCGCCCGTGATGGTGCCGCCAGTGATGGCAACTGCGGTGGCATCTTGTGTGGCAATCGTGCCGAGGCCGAGCGTGGTGCGCTGGGCGGCTGCGTCGGCGTCATCAATCAGCGCACGACCTGCTGCGGTAAGCGGGATTTCCTCAACAACGCCTGCACCAGCAGTGCTACGTCCCAGCAGCCGGTCGGTGGTGCTGACGTTTTGGATTTTTGCGTAGGTGACTGCACTGTCAGCCAGTGCGGTGGTACCGAGTTTGGTGGTGCTGCTTTGATTGAGTTTGGCAAGGTCAATGCTGGAGCTGTCGGCGAGGGTGGCGCCGGCTTCAAACAGGTCTTTGGCGGTGACCTTTTTGGTCTCGCTGGCCGAAATATCGACGATGGGCAGGACGTCCGTGGCTGCGACGTCTACCTCGCTCAGTTGGGTTAGCTGTGTAATTCGCTGGTCGGCCACGCACCCGCTCCAGGTCTGGGAAGTCTGCTGCTAGTTTAGTCGGTTACTTCTGTCAACAAGAAGTCGAGGTTCTGCTGCAGGCGGATCCGGTCGGTGTCCTCCTTGAGGATGTACCCAGACGGTTCGCCAATCAGCAGGCGGATTTCGCCAGTGGTCACAAAGTCGATGACGCAGTTGATGGCTTGGTCACTGCGAACTTCGATGCCGGTTTTGGTCACCATGGCATCAAATTCGTAGTAAATATCGTTTGATTTTGTATAAACAGAATCTTCTACAAGCTGCAAAGCGCAGGAAAATTCGCTGCCAATATCAGTGCGGTTAATGAGTTGGAGCATCAACAGCGAGTTCTCCACCAGTCCGCTGTTTTCGGTATTAAACAGACAGTCGATTGATCCACTGCCTGAAATCAGACCGGCGGAATACATTTGCCGGAAGCGGTCGGACATTGTAGTGGTGTCCATTGCTTCGCGGTCGGTGTTAAACGTGTAGCCGGTTACGTCGCCCAGCACACGTTCCACGGAACCGTAAATTTTGACGTCTACGGGGATTGCTCCACCGCTGAAAGTTTCTACGGGATATTCATAGGTACGGTCGTTATTGATGGCTTCGTTAAATGTTTCAAACAGGCGCACACCGCCGATGGCATTGACGTTTGCGTATGCCACAACCATGTTTTGAGTTACGCCACCGCCATCGGGCCAGGTGGAAGGCGGCAAAAAGTCCAGCCCTCGCGGGTCTGTGGTGGAAATAACCAGTTGGTCGCCCGTCAACAGGTTGTCGATGGAACCTTCCAGGCCAAAACGGTTGAGGATTGTATTAACGTCTGCCGGAAGAATGGACGAGACAAAACTGCCCGGAGACTTACGGCGCAGTTTGATTTTGCCGTAGTGCCCTAGGAAATAGGTCATGCCTGAGGGATTTCAAGGAACGGACCATCGACGGTGAACTGGATTGCTACGGAACTCAACTCGCCCGTGCTGACTTGGAGCGAGGCATTTGTGATCCAAGCTGAAAATGAAATGTCATCTTTGTTGTCTGAACCAGAGATGGTGGTTCCGGTACGCAAACCCATCAGCACGCGATCAGATTGCGTCACGCCGGCTGTTGAGGTTTTCATTATTTTTGCCAGAAGTCGATCAAATTGAGTGCCGGGCTCAGTACTTGTCGTTCCTTCGCGCCGGTAATACAAAACAGTGGCGCTGCCGGTTGCACTGGCCATTCCGGGGGTGTATGCCTTAACAGCGGTATCTGCAGTCGTCGTTTCTAGCAGTTCAAGGGTTGTTTCAAGCGACCAGTCCCGCAGCTTGAGAACTTGATAAGGATTGGAACCGGGAGCCCCGTAAATATCCCAGTCAATTACATCACCGCTGTAATACGCAGGGTTTTCAGCAATGTACAAGGCGCCGGTGCGGCCTGTGTAAAAACCCATGGTCAGAACTCCTCGATTGCTCCAGTTTAGCTGCGAACAGTAAAGAGACCGTCGCTGAAATTGGCGATGAGCGACAGGCCGTCAGTGGTGCAGGGGTAGATGGTGGCGCGAATGGTAATTTCGCCCTCTTCGTCCATCTGCACTTCCGTTACCCGGAACACCCGTCGCGTGGTGGCTTCAACGCCAAGGACAAAAAGGTAGCCCTCGTAGCTGGTGAGCTGGGATGAAACCCCGTTGATCACCGTAACGCCGTTAAGACTGACCATACCTTTGTCGCTGCGGTACAGCCGGAAGTTGTAGGTGCCGTCGGCTGGGTTGCTGGCTAGTGGCGTGTTTAGCGTGCCGTCTTTGCCGACGACCCCAGTGCGGATGGCGTCCCAGGCGTTCTGGCCGATGTCAACGTAGACGTAAGCACCAGGGAAGATCGGGTCGGAGGTCGGGTACGTCTTGAACTCGATTGCCTGGCGTACATACCTGCGGCTGTTACACAGGAGCTTGCCGAACAGGACGGCGTGGCTGTAGTTGGAAACGTACGAAGAAATATCAAAAGTTTGGCGGATGGCGTCAACCTCTACGGTGTCTTTTAGGACGACTTCGACGGATTTCTTTTTGGCAAAAACTGCGTTATCAGGCATATCGGTGTAAATGATGTTGGCGATAATGTCCTGAGCATTGCTGCCGTAGTCGATGTACTCCTCTTTGTAGGAGTCCTCCAAAATGTTGCCTTGGTTGAACAGGGCGGTGATGTTGATGGTGCGGCTGATTTGACCGGTAGTGGTGTCGTAAGGGACCGCCGGAACTAAAGTTTCGCGTCCACCGATGCGGGCAAATTCCAGCAGGTTGTAGGGGGCAACTTCAACCCAGAACTCGCGCCAGCTGCGTGGGTCTGCAATCACACAGTCCATGAACAGGTTGTTGGCGATGCAAAAACGCTTGGTGATTGCAAGTTGCTTTAGATCGAGGGCGTTGACGACGGCGTAGTTGCCGATGCCGTCTTCTTTGTCCAGAACCGTGTCGAGGAAAATGTCGGGGGCGAGGCTGCTGGCTCCATCGGGTGATGCGGGGTAGTAGGTATAACTCGCATTGCCCCAGGGGATTCCGTACTCATCACTCCCGCTGGTACGTAGGCGGCGGACGCTGCGACCTTGGGTTGCAAATACGGTAAAGGAACGCAGGTCTTGGATGGTCTTGCCTGAGTAGGCGTTAAAACCAATCAGTGAAAGGTTGTTGTATAGCTGCGGGAAATCGCTGAACGGCTGGATTAGTTGTTCCGTGACCGAGGTGATGGTGATTTCCGGGCCAGCATCAAACGAGAACTGGATCTGGTGGTCGGAATCGTAGTTAAACAAATCCCATTCCGTTAAATAAGCGGGACCTCTATTGAAAGGTGGGTATACAGGGCTGCTACGCCCGAATCCTTGTACGGCGGCCAAACTTAAACCCGTAAATTCAATCGTTGGGTAAATTGTTGCGCCTGTGCTCATGATGTACGCAGGAAGCGCGTAGGTAACGGGATCGCCGTTGTTCTCAAGGTAGTTGTATGTCGTGTACGCCTCTGTTTCACGGTGCGGGTCTGAAACGGGCTCCAGCTCAAAAACCCAGTGGGTCGCTGAGTTGGGATTGGTCATGTTTGAGTTGAACCGGAAATAGATGTAGTTTTCGTTGTCGGCTGCCCGGCTGATCGCAAAAATGGCTGGAACAGTTGTGTACCGAGAAGTTCCGGCCTGCTTGTAGCGAAGAACAAACAGACTTGTTCTGTTTTTAATTCCGTTATCGGCAACGCTGCGGCCAGCAGCACGATTGCTTCCGTACTCGTATTGCGCTCCAGAAATACGTCTATATGCAGTTGCTCTTAAGGCAAAATCAACGATATGGCAGGGTGAAACAGTTTCATATTGGGCTGTGGCAATTTTGACCAGGGCTTTGGTGTAATAATCGCCATATCGTTCGGCGTAGTTGGGGAGTCCTCCACCGCCGCCGTAAGCGTCAGCTTGCTCGTAAGGTGTGATGGGAGAATAACCGCTTCTTGTACACCGCAGACGGACATACGTGTTTTCGGTTTCAATGTTGCCTGTGATGCTAAGGACTCGGAATAATGCAGTACCAAGTTTGAAATCACTGGCGTTATCAAAAACACTGAGGACGCTACGTCGTGCCTCTTTTGCTTCGACTAGTGTATCTGAGTGACCTGGGTCGTAGGCTACGGTATTAAAGGTGATGACGACTTCATTGCCTTCGTAAACGTAATCGCCAGTGCCATATACCCATGGAATTTCTGACGCGCTAATACCTAAATTGGTCGCATCTTTGAAGCCCGTTGCGTTACGCAGATAGAGCAGAACGTTGATGGGTACTACGCCGTAAATACCAACGGTGTTAGCGGTGTTGGGAGAATATGCCTGACTAAAACCGTCAGTTCTGCTGTTTGCAGTTGAGGGTTGGATTCGGTAAGGCGTATCGTACCCAGTGCCGTAAACAGTGGGATCGGTTGATTCTTTATCTTCTACTTCGTCCTGCCACTGCAGAAGTCCCGTCCCGCTGGGTCGGAAATACGTCCACAGAGCATTACTCATCAAATCCCGCAGTGGGGTTTGGCCAAATGCGCTTTTTTCGGTGTCGATGGCAGTAAGTGCTCCACCGGCCAGCATCAAAAGCATCTGAATAAATTGACTGGAGCCGTAACTTCTGACGGCGGACCACAGCAACGAGGATGCGACTCGCACGCCGCCATTAGGATTAGCGCCAGTGCCGGTGCCGCGATTGGCGTAGACGAGGTTTACTGGGTCGCCGTAAGCCGCAAGTTCCTGGACAGAGTTGAAGCCAAAACGCGGGGAAAATCGTTCGTCGCGGGTCTGCGGTTGGCCGCCCCCTCCCCGAGGAGCTTCAAACGCGGGAGTTTGTGGCTGACTTAAAAGCGTCGCTACAACAGTTGCCACCGTCCCAACGATGGACAGCACCGCCAAAGCAATAGCCCATTCAGTGCCGGTTGCCGTCGGTTGCCCCTTGAAGTCTGGATGCTCGTACAGCGCAACAAACTCCAGATATTCATCTTTGCTGATACCCAGTGTTTTGATTAGCTCGTGCTCAAATGGAAGTAGTTTTCGGGCCATCATTCCATCCAATAGCAGCGGCTATAGCCCTCCGGGACTGGGCTACGCACCACATTCTGACTCGGGGCGATAAAAAGAATACTGTCATCCAACACCGTTGCCAGCGCCAAACCGGCCCGACCCGGCAAAAGCATGACAGCGCCAGGGGTGGCTTGGTATATGCGGCGCCCGTTTTCACGCAACCACCGGACGATCAACCGATACCGAAAGTTGGCCTCTGTGTAACTTTGGTAAACCCAATCAAATTGCTGCTGATAATTTTTTAGCTCTAGGCGTTTGCGTGCTTCGCAAGTCAGCTGAAAACAGTCGGTCTTGCCAGATCCGTCACCGGGTTTATGGCCCCAACCGTAACGTAGTCCAATTAAATCGTTCATTGCAACACAACGTTGGCGTTCAACGGCAGCGGACCGACAAGTTGGCGAGTAATCGTGCGCGATGGGAAGTTGGAAATCACGCTATCAATGGCGGAGCGGTAGCGCAACTCGATCGTGGTTTCGCTCACGCTTGCGCCGATGCCCACCATGTATTCCACTTGGGTGGCGCCATTGGCGGCGATGGCGTTGTCGGCGGTTAGCCACGCGGTCGTGAGCACCAAGCGGCTGAGGCGGTTTCCGTTGCCCGCGTCCAGCAGCTTGATCGCAAAATCGACGTTGGGGAACAGGATTTGCAGGATGCTGTTGTCGCCGGTGTTGTTGGCGACCGAGCCCTCTACGCGGAATGGGGCGAACTCGTAGTAACTGGTGCCGTAGCGGTATTTTTGGTTGACAAAATAATTCTGATAAAAATGGCCGGTGCCATCCGAGGTCACGAGGTTGAAGAACTGGGCGATGCGGATGTCGATGGCCATCGTCAGTCGTCCGTGTTCGGGTCGCGCAGTTCACCAAGCAGCGAGATCGACACGTTGTAGATGCCAGGGCGGACGCTTTCGACCTGGGGCGGTTGCTCGTACTGATACCGTAGGTTTCCGCGATCTGCTGCGGTGCTGGTGACTTCGGCGGCAACTTCGCTGCTCATTCCAGCGGTGACGTTGCTGGACAGGTTGAAGCGGCGGTTCAGCGAGGTTTGGCTGTGGTAGTGATCCAGCAGGGTGTTGACCGTGGTGTCGGGGACGTTGCGATATTCAAGTTCCAACTTGGCGCCGTAGGGCAGGTCACCAAAGGTGCGGCGGGCGGCGATGCCGGACAGTGTGCGATACACCTTGACCGGGTAGACGCCGGGGGTAAAGCGCCGGGAGGTTGGGGTTAGCGAGGGGAAGGCGGCCATCAGATTCCGACCTTACGGCGGGTGCTCGGGGATTGCTGCAGGCGATCCAGGGTCATGGACATGCCACGGCTGGCGCCATCGCGGGCAGCTTGGCGGCGGGTTTGAGCCATCGCAGCCTCCAGTTGATCGCGGCTGACGTATTCCACCCCGTTGATCGTGCTGGTCTCAAAGCTCATGTTAAGGACAGGACCGCCACTGGAACCAGGGGCTGCGCCCATTGAGGAGCGCAAATCGCTGTTGGACATGACGCCGCCGCTGGTGCCAGGCACAAACAGCTCGGGGCCGCGCTCGCCAACGAGGTAGGGAGTGCCGGCGCGGGTTGGGCCGCCGTCTGCCCTGAATTTGGGTGCACCTGCTGCATATGCAAAAGTATTTGTTTCTCCTCCGGTTGCTGGACCACCAGCAAAAGGCGATGTCCCACCACCACCACCGCCGCCACCCAATGCTTTAAGGATGGTTTGGAGAATGATCATCGTGATTTGCTTGGCGATAATTTCGGATGCCATCTGAATAAAGGCATCGCCGACAGATTGGAAGAAGCTGGCAAGGGCTTCCTGGGCCGTCATCGTGCCAGAGATGATGCCCTGGAACGCTTGGCTGAAGGCTGTGCCAATGCTGTCTGCCACCGATACAGCGATATTGCCGATGTTGGTCAACTTAATTAGCTCATCTTGCAGGGCGCCGATGCGTTTTTGGATGATTTCGCCGGCGGTTTCTGGGGCCGCAAGTTGTTTTTTGAGTGCTTCAATTTGTTGAAGCTCAGGGGTGGTGTACTGTTTACCGCGTTTCAGCGCTTCCATTTCGTACTGAATACGCAGACGATTACGTTCGGCTTCGGTGGTAGCGTTTCTAAGGTCTAGTTCCTGTTTGAGACCAAGGATTGTATTTTGGGCGTTTTCTTTACGCTGTTCCTCCAAACGTGCAAGGTCTTGGTCTGTTTTTTGAATAATTAAACCTTGTTTTGCCTGCTGGGCCTTTGCTATGGCTAGCTGACCGGCTGCGGTTTTTTCTTTATCTAAAAGTTTTGCTGTTTCAATACCCCATTCAACAAGTTGCTGCTCACCCTGTAAACGACGAGCCAGCATCGGATCTTTTGCCATTTCAGCGGCAAAAATCTTTGCGTTGTAGTCGTACTGATTTTTAAGTTCTGCTGTAAGTGCTCGCTGATTCAGCAGCAGAGTAGCTAAACGCTTTGCTTCTCTTTGCTGTGCGTTTGCGGCTTTATTGGACCCTGCTCCATCTGGGGGCAGATTGGAAGGTACAGTAACAGGTTTAATTAGACCGGTAGTATCCTCAAATTTAACGGCCCCTAATCGTTTTTGTTGTTGTAACACTTGTCCTTGTAAGGACGTAGCCAAATTTCTGTTGGCGCTTTCTGGGCCTACGCGCCTTAAGTTAGTTGAAATATCTTCAAGTTGGTTATTAAGCAGTGCCAGCTCTTCTCTAGATTGAGGTGTTACCCCACTTAGAGCTTTTAAGCTAGCTTGAAGGTTATCAATACCTTGAGATTCAAAACCCGTTGTAAACGCCAACCCGGCTAAACCTAGATTTCTTGAGACAGTGTTGGTAAGCAGTTGGTTTAAGCCGCGTAAACCTTTAGCGATTTTGCTGAGAATACCGTCAAGAATAGGTCCTAGGACTTCGGCAAGTGTTCTAGCCAAACTCACAACTGCTGTGGCTACATCATTTACAGCGTCCTTAAACCGCTCAAATCCTGTCTTAGCTTTCCCTGAAGTACCGTCTACTGTATTACCGAGAGCAAACAGAGTATCGCTAAGATCTTGAACGCTTATTTTTCCATCTTTTGCGTACTGCAAAACTTCTGTACGCGAAATGTCATATTTATCAGCAAGAGCTTGCTGAATTGGTATTCCCTGTGCAGTGAGTTTGGTTAAATCAGTTATACCTACTTTACCTTTAGACACAAAATCAGCGTAAATTTTGGTTACCTTTTCTATAGACCCTCCGTACTCTCCGGTCAAACGACTGGCGAGCTGTAAAACACTTACTTGATCTTGTAAAGCAATACTTAATCCCTGTATTTGTAAAACCGCTGCTTGGAATTGTTCAGAGTTTTTACCTGCTTGAGCAAAAGCTGTAGCCAGTATCGCTGTTTGATTAGCGGCTAAACCTAGGTCGGCAGATAGTTCTTTTACAATGTTTTGCTTAGCAGCTATCTCACCTAGAGCAGTACCAATTAGCGATCCAGCAAAACCTCCTTGGGCGCCTCCTAGTAAACCGCCGACAGCGCCACCTACAGCCGCTTCCGCACTTTGTCCAAAAAGTAGTGGGAAAGCTCCGCCGATGGCTGCAGAGCTGAGACTTCCTTTTATTGTTTTGCTTAGGGCTGTGATTCTTTCTGTTTGTTTTTTAGCTGCCGTAGCCCTAGCCATGTCAAGCTGGGCAATCTGCATTTTTTCTTCAGCAAACAGTTGCTGGTTTGCTTGTCGTTGTCTTTCGAGTTCTCTAGCGCGTAAGGCGCCTTCTGCGCGTTCGGGAGATACATCATTTTCAAAACGACGTCGCGTAGAACGCGGATTCGGGCCGATAGGAAACTGGCTTATTTGACTTCCAGCTAAAAAAGCCGCTCTTTCTTCGCGTTGTTTAGCGCCAATGGCTAGCCGCTCTCTGGCTGCTACGCTAGCTGCCCCTTCTGCTGCTCTAGCGGCAGTAGTTAGATCTTGCGCTACTTGAACTGCATCGTCAAAAAAGCGTAGCCAACTTGTTTTAGTATTCAGTAAAGCTGCATCCGCATTTACGACATCTTGCGCTGCTGCTGCTTGAGTCTGCCGCCGTCTGCGCTCATTCTGCACAAAAGTTTGTCTTCTTGCTACTTCAAAATCGCGGACAGCTTGGGGCTGTAAACCTAGTGCTTTGCGCTGAATATCGTTTAATTTTTTATCATATTCTGTGGCTGCTCGTGTAGTATCTGCCCAGGCTTCAGCAAGATTCTGTACAGCAACTTTTGCTGCACTATCTTGCTGTATCATTGCCGTCTCACGCAGCAATTCTTGAAATGCTGCGGCTTGTTGCCGTACAGCATTTATCGATTTACCTATCTCTTTATTTCCATTTACCCATTCACGCACGTAATCATTTACCTCTTTACTTAATACACCCGATAGATCTCTTTCTTTTCCTCTTCCGCCTACATTTAAGGATATAGGTGTTTTATTTAACGTATTAATTAATCCGCTGATTTTTTCAATGCGGTCTTCCAGTAACGCAAGGTCACGGATACCTGAAAGTAGTACATTAATTTTTGCGTCGTAAGAAGCCACCGCCCTTTCACAGTATTCTGTGAAACCAGTCTACTTAATGAAAAGCCGCCGGGGTTAGCGGCGGCGTCGGGCTTTGTCGATCTCCTTCTGCTGGTCCTCGTTGAGGATGCTGAAGTAGGCGCTCCAGCCGATCAGCTCTTCGGCGGTCATGGTGGTGCTGACTTCGGAAAGGGTCTTGCCTAGCTCTTTGGCAACTCCGAATTGGAGCATGAGCCAGTTGTCTTTCCGAAGTTCGGCACTCAGGATTTTGGGTCGATAGGCTCCGCGTCGTCGGTCAGGATCGCCAGCATCAGGGCTTGCAGGTCCTTGTCCTTGACTTCGTTCTTGAGCACGTCAATTTCGCCGGCGTTGAACAGGCGGGAGCCGGTGTCGTCGAGGGCCTTGGCGATCAGCAGTTGGAGGGCGAAGGCGTTAGCGTCGTCGGATTTGGCTTGTTTTTGGGCGCGTTCGCGCTCGGCCATCGTCAAAGGCGCCACCCACATTTCAAATTTGGTGCCGTCGGAGAGTTCGACAATCTTTTTGATGGGCTCCAGGTTGGCGGCCTTGCGGAGGCGGTCAATGGCACGCAGTGAGCTGGGAGCAGGCATAGAAGTCCTGTTGGTCTCGGATTAGTGTAGCGGAGTAGAGACAAAAAACCCCGGCGGTGAGGCCGGGGTTAGGGTTTCGTCCGTTTTGCAGACTATCAGGCGGAAGTGCTGAAGTCGAAGGTCGG